TTATTCACTTTCCTCATCTAACTTCTTTATCAATTCACGAATATCCATCACACGCCATGCGCTCGTTCGCACTGACAGTTTAACAGGTTTTGGTGCCTTGCCTATCGCCACCCATTCCCACCAGGTTGACTTACCTATCGGTATCACGTTCAACACATCTGGTAATCGTAGATAGCCCGTATTGGGTAAAGTGATCTCAATGGGATGTACTGCTTTCATATTATATCCACCGGTTTGTTAATGCTTCATCGAAGACTGAAGTTGCCTATATATAGAGTGTGCTGTCCCGACTGCTGAGATGGTACAGGGTGAGAATGGATGATCTCAGATTAATCCAGATAATTTTCGCTGCTTGAGGGCGCTCAGACGCTTTTCTTTCTTTTTAACCGGCCATCCCATCAATAAACCGTCTCTAGTGACCTCAGAGGGCTTAATTACCCCGAGAGTAAAGTGAGTGAGCTATATCATTAGTTTGGGTTGTGTAAATGATGTCTTCATTATTTAGCATTTTGGATAACGTGCTCAATTTTGACTCGTAAAGGTGAAACCCGTATCCACATATTTTAAATTTAGTTATATTAATACTTTTATGAATGACACAAATATAAAAATAATATGTTAAAAATAGGGTAACAGGCAGGTTTTATGGGGGGTATTAAAAATAAGAGGGCCGAGCGATAGTGTGACGAAGATTCGTCACAAGATATAAAGCGGTGCATGGATTTGTATAAGTCGTTTTATAGGACCTTGTTTTTCTTCGTTGGCGGTCTAAGGTTGTGCGCATGGACGTGAGCAAGGTCGCGTTGTAGTTTGGCGGTGATCTGACTGGTTTCTTTAATGTCGTTAGACAGTTTGCACAAGGCATAAGCATAAGCGGTTTGCGCCATAAAACTAAAACCGAGTATCAGTGCAAGGGGGACGAGCAGCTTGCATTGTTTTTTGCATGTCTTTAATGAGACATCTTGTTTTGCAGTGGATAATAATTGCTGTATTTCTTTTATTCGTCCGTTCTCTTTCACTTTATTACTCTCCTGAAAAATACGTCGATCTGGTCAACGGTGTGACACAATACTGTATGTAGATTATAAAAGGCAAGCGGTAAGCTTATTGTTTTTAAAGTATTTTATCGCTTAATCCTGTCTTTATTTAGTTACGACTTTAAGCGATTTAGCCTACAAAAAAGGGGCAATGTAGTGATTGATTATGACGAATTATGATGTTCAGTCAGTGGTGAGTGACTCTTTTTTACGTCGCCAGGCTAATAAGACTTTTTACCTGTTGTTTATCAACTGTTCGATCTGTTTGATTAATGTACTCGCTGTAGAGCAGTTGAATTATTTTTGCCTTTTTATCGGCGACGAGTGTTAAACCGTTATCTTCTAGCCAGGACTCAACGGCTTCAATGATGTCAGTCAATAACTGTGTGTCAATTTCTACAGTTGACCTGGGAAGTTCAGGCAGTAAATGTAGCTTAACTTTCTCATAGTCTATTGGAACGTGGCCGTTTAACTGAGCAATACTGATTCCGTAGTATTGTGCCAGTATCTTCAAGGTGCCGGGTCTGGGTTTAGTCGTTGTCCCAATGATGATGTTTCTGAGGGTGGGTTGGGGTATGCCAGTACGGCGTGTGAGTTCCGTTACGTTGTCACCGACCACCATATCGGCGTCCATAAGTTGGCTTAAAATATCGTTAATTGGCATAAATGTATTATTACATTATTGGTAATGTATTGTAAACGTATTATGATTATAAAGGTGTTGACAACGTATAATATTAATTATAATTTTAGTGCATGAATACACGAAATATGATTAATGACTTAATTGCCTCCGGGTTTTCAACCTATGGTATATGCGATGAAGTGAACCTGATTTTAGAGGGGCGTTCTGTCACCCAACCCACGATTTACCGCAACTGGAAAGGGCGGGTCAAACGGCCACGGCGGCAGTTGATAACGGCGCTTCATATCCTGCATCAAAAATATCGGCCAGATTTATACGGTAAAGATGGCCCGCTTAAGGTGAATGCCCCAATGGAGATAAAAGAAGAGTCGGTTAAAAAAACAGTCAATTTGACTGAGATTATTGATTACACCGCTTATGCCTGTCGCCAACCCCGACCGATTACCAATTCAGCCTGTCAGGTGATGCTGGAACACATTGCCGAGCATTTAACCAAAGATCATGCGGTTCAGCTGAATGGATTTGGTCGCCTGGAGGTAGTGGAAATGGCGGGTGTTAAAACAGTACGCTTTAAACCGAGCAAAAAACTACTGGAACACAAAACGCCCGACGATCCACAGTGGCCCTTTAGCGGCTGGACTTCAGGCGGCGGGCAATAGTTTTGGCTCCCGGCTTGTTCTCCAGTAACCGTGCCATGGATTTAGCCATGCTGGCCTGCTCCTTTGCGTCCAGCTTATTAAAACCTGAAGCGATAAGTGACGCCTGCTCAGACCCGGCAAAAAAACGCTCCGGTGTCTGGCCTAAAAGCTTAAGCATCATAAAAAATTGTTGCAGTGACAGGTTGTACCGGCCCGTCGCGTTAAAAATTTCACTCATATTGGAATGGTAGATTTGCTCATGAGGTCCAAGGTTTTGTGTTTTAGCGCAGAAACTGCGCAGGCTATCATCCGATTGATCAAGCAGCGTTTTCAGTTGCTTGAGCGCGGCATTGTATTGTTTTTCAGCAATGGGCATTTTTTAATAACCGGGTTGGTAGTAAATAACTATCAAAGTATATAGCACATGCATGTAACAGCAAAATTAGGGAGCGTCATGGTGGCAGTATATGGCTAGACCAACAAAGCAGGGCATTGATTATTTTCCGATGGATTGTAAATTTGATGACAAGACTGAGCTATTTTTAATTGAAAAAGGCCGGACGGGATTTACTGTATTAATCAGTCTCTGGCAGATGATCTATTTTAATGAAGGTTACTTTATTGAGGATAACAAAGATCTTCATTTACTGGTTAAGCGGAAAATAGATGTCGATATAAACGAAGTTTCCGACTGCATAAACCTCTGTTTGCAGCGCGGTATATTTGATGAAGTGATATATAAAAAGCATAAAATTTTGACATCAAAGGCGATTCAGAAACGCTATTTTGAAGCAGCAAAAAAGAAAAAAACAGTAAATGTTAACGAAAACTACCTATGTAACGGGATAGATTCACGCGATAACTGGGTTAATGTTGGTGTAAATGCCACAAATGTAAATGTAAATGTAAATGTAAAGGGAAAGGTAAAAGAAAAGGTAAAAGTAAAAGAAAATAAAACCCCAGATAAAACAATATCTGAAAAACAATTTTCTGATGAAGATTTTAAATTGGCAGAATTTATGTTTGAGAAAATACAGGTGGTTGCAGATAAAACTAAAAAACCCAATTTGAAAACCTGGGCAGAGGTGATCCGTTTGATGCGAGAGCGAGATAAATATCACCTTGAAGAAATTCGTGATGTCTTCACCTGGGCAAATCAGGATAGTTTCTGGGCCACAAATATTTTAAGCCCTGGCAAGCTAAGAAAGCAATTTGCAACATTATCGGCGAAAGCTAAACCCAAAGTGAGTGCAATTAGTGGGCAAGTTTCATCCAGACGGAGATTATCAGCATGATAAAAATAAATCACGAGCACACTGTGATCGGTGCGTTGCTTAGACGCCCGAGTGCGATTGATGAGATTGAACTGGTCGTTGACGATTTTGAAATTGAATCGTACCGACTGATTTTTCAAACGATTATTGACACATTGGCTGCCAATCAAATTGCCGATGTAATCACCGTGTCGAGTCGCTTAGAAAAAACGCATCCGGGTATGACCTGGCTGCATTTTGTTGGAACAGCGGCAAGTGATTGCCCGTCCACGGCAAACATTGCGGGTTATGCAAAGCTGTTAAAGGCGGAGAGTCGAAACCGCAAAACCAAAGCGATTTGTAGCGATGTCCTGTATGAAATTGACAGTGTGCAAGAGAGTGAACAGATCATTGATCGCGCGGTAAAGCAGTTGATGGCGTTATCTGATACACGCCAAAGTTATGACAGCTCTATTTCTCAAACATTGAAAAAATCATTGGAGATGATTTCAGCGGCAGAAGAAAATGAAGGTACGGTGGGTATTGCCTCGGGTATTGCAGAGCTTGATGCTGTGCTCGGTGGTTTTCATGACTCCGACCTGTATGTCATCGGTGCGCGTCCTGCAATGGGTAAAACCGCTTTTATGTTAAATCTGGCCAATTACCACAATGAACAGGTTGGTATCATCAGCGCAGAGCAACCGGCAGAGCAGTTAGGTATCAGGCTGATTGCAATAAATGGCCAAGTTAATGTCCAGCGTATGCGCACCGGAACCATGAAAGAATATGACTACACAAAATTAACCAGTTCCGTTTCAAGGCTTCACCAAAATAATAATATCTGGATTAATGATCGTTCGGGTATTGGTATTGTTGAACTCATTCGACAAGCTAGAAAGTGGAGACACTTGCACGGCATAAAAGCGCTCTATGTGGATTACATTCAACGTATCAAGTGGACAGATCAAAAAATCGCTAAATGGGAGCAGGTTGGAAATGTGGTGGGTGCGCTAAAGGATTTAGCCAGAGATTTAGATATACCGGTCATTGCCCTCGCACAGGTTAATCGGGACGTTGAAAAACGCGCTGATAAACGCCCCAATATGGGGGATCTTGCAAACTCTTCTGAAATTGAAAAAGAAGCGGATGTGATCATGACGCTTTACCGCGATGAAGTGTACAACGCCGAATCAGCAGACAAAGGCGTAATGGAAGTCAACGTCTGTAAAAATCGACATGGCCCCATTGGCTATGTACAAACTGTCTGGAATGCACCGTATATGCGGGTTGAAAATTTCACGCCTAAAATGGAGTTGGTTAAGTGATGGATTTAATAAACCACGCACCTGAGATCGACCTGTTCACCTGCCCCAACCACGCAGGCAATCTCAAAATATCAGAATCCTCCTGTGCCAGCATGTGGCAACGCGCCAGAACCTTGCGCAATGAATCATTCAATCCGGTTGAGGCCTGCTGTGGTTGCCGTATTGGTGCAAAATGTGCCGGGTTTGATGACGCACCTGAAGAGCGAAAAATCGGTTTAATAGATCATATCTGCACCCGATGCCACCGTCCAGCCACACGCTTTGTGTATGGCCGAATCTGTATCAGTTGCTATAACCGGGGCCGTGAAGTGTTGATAGGTAAAAATGCACGGGGAGCGGTGCCCAAATATTTACCCCCGATGATCAATGTGAGTGTGAGCTATCAGGAGGATGGTGTCTTACAGCAAGTGAATATGGATCAGGTGATAGATGAAACAGAAGCGCGTTTATCCATTGTTAGAAAATCCAGTCATGTACTGGCATTTGTGCGTTCCATCACTTCACCCCTAATGCAGGCCCGTGAACAACTGGATATGTTTGGTGGATGGTTATTTACAAAAGGCGTGCAGCGTAAAAAACATAAAACCCGATCTAAACAATTAGAGACACAAACCGCACCACACATTACACAACTTAATTTCTTTGGAGAATAAAGCTGTGCATAGAAATGTACCTAAAAAAGTAAACCTGACAAAAGACGGGCAGGAAAAAATGCAACAGAAAACAAAAGGAAAAAATAATCAGGTGGAAGCAAAAGAGCAAGTCGCCTTATTTCAATGGCGTGATTACAACCTGTATCACTACCCAGGCATTGACTTGATGTTTGCCACATTAAACGGAGCGTACTTGCAGGGCACCGGGGAGCAACGCGCACGCCAATGGATAAAACTGGTAAAGCAAGGTGCACGTAGGGGTGTACTGGATGTTTTTCTGCCCGTAGCAAAAGGGCAATACCACGGCCTATGGATGGAAATGAAAGCCCCTAAGCCATATCGCTCCAATGTAACGCCAGAGCAAAAGGACTGGCAACAGCGTATGCGCAAAGAAGGCTACATGGCAAGAATAGTTTACGGTTGTGAGGAAGCAATCGCAGCCATAGAAGCTTACTACAATGCACCGGGGGTGGTGTGATGTGTGAATTATTTTTTTTAATGTTCGGAGTGGTAGTAAATGACTAACAGTGATGATGATTTAATGTTAAGCGCGTATGTGATTCCCAATGATGAGTTTCATCCTCAACGTTATTTTAAAAAGTTGATTGAACTGCAAGAGCACCGGCATTTACTTGATGGGGAGGTGGTCGTGGATTTTCTATTGGTGCGTGAGCCGGTCATCAAACAAGGTCGCCAGGTGCTGGGGGCGGTGCATATGCCTTCAGTTCAGGGGCAGCTTAAAGGCGTATTCACCTGGATGTTCTTAAATACCTTTGGCCGCCTGGCTGATTTTCTGGTGTTACTGGATAAGGATTTCTGGATGGGTGAATGTGACCGCACAAGAGAAATTTTGATGTATCACGAGATGTGTCACATGGTGCATAAAGTGGATGGTGATGGTGAACCCCGTTTTAATGAATCCGGTAAACCGGTGTTTGGTTTACAGGCGCATGATGTTGAAGAGTTTGCCAATACCGTAAAACGCTATGGTGCATACAGTGCTGAGATAGAAGAATTTATAACAGCGGCACAAGTGGGAGGGCGGCATGAATAACATCTTGCAGGTAGTCAGCATGAGTGGCGGAAAAGATTCAACTGCGACGACATTGATCGCACTTGAAAAACACCCAACAGGAAACCCCTATCTAGATTTATGTTTGTGGATTAGACAGCTATAAACGATTGTTCTGCAAAGGGCTGCAGCGCAAGTGTCCGGTGACCGGACAGAAAATCACACCGGTATACCGGGCATAGAAACAGGATTAAGAGAATATGAAATTTTCATTCAAACCCAAAACAATATTAAATGAACTTAAACTGGTCGCCGGTTCCATAGGGAGTGCGAATGCATTACCCATACTGGCTAATTTTTTAATAAAGCTAGAACAGAGCAAGGCCACTATAACTGCATCTGATATGGAAACACAGATGAGTGTCATTGTAGCAGTGGATATTGATAAGCCTGGTGCAATCACCTTACCCGCAAAAAAATTTGTAGAGATATGCAATGCTGTACCCGCAGATAGCGTGATGACAGTAACGGTAAAAAATGAAAGAGCGATACTTCAATCGGGTCGAAGTCGGTTTGCATTATCGACCTTACCGGCGGAACACTTTACGGGAATGGATCACATTAATGATGCGCTCACCTTTAACCTGCCAGCAGAGAATTTACGAAACGCCCTGGAAAGAGTCAGCCACGCCATGGCAGAGAACGATGTGCGTTATTACTTAAATGGCATGTTGTTTGAAATAAAGCAAACGGGTTTACGGTGTGTGGCTACGGATGGTCACCGGTTGGCAATGGGTGAGATAGCAGTGCAGATAAACAGTGATGAAGTTGAGCAGGTCGTCGTTCCACGTAAATCAATCGGACTTATATCAAAAGCGATTAGTCTTGCAGCTGAGGTAAGCGTTTCTATAGAAAAATCTAAAATTAGTATAAATACAGGCAAAGTATGTCTGGTGAGTCAGTTAATAGAAGGTAATTATCCACACTATGAAAAAGTCATTCCTAAAACCAATAAAAAGCTGGTGATTGATCGTCATGTACTTATAGCCGCATTACAACGAGCCAATATATTAACCAGTAAACGATTTTGTGCGGCCAGACTGGTATTAGTCGATAGTCTGCTACGAATCGAAGTGATGAACGATCAGGGGGAGCAGTCACATGAAGAGCTAACCATTGATTTCAAGGGTTCAATTGAGCTGGGCATGAATGTCGGCTACCTGATAGATGCTTTGAGCGGTTGTACAACCCGTGAAGTCTGTTTGGCGTTGTCAGAGCAAAATAAGGGTGTCGTGGTACAGAATAATAATGATGATAGCGCATACCGCAGTGTGGTTATGCCTACTCGTCTTTAGAGTGGTAGTAATTAACTACCATATTTAGATGTTTAAAGGAGAAATATAATGAGTGAACAGTGGGGAATCAGTAAACATGTCTGCCGTGTCTGTTTTGGTCGGGTGTTAATACGTGAAAACAATGATGAAACTATAGTGCGGTGTGCGGATTGTGGTCTGGAAGTAGCAGGAAAAATACAGGATCTTTGCTCATGTGGTGCGAAGCTTAAAACTGGCAGGAATGCCGGGTTTAAGTGTGAGGTGAATGAACAGCATATTGCAGGTGTGTCACAGGAGATTGTTGCTGTGCATCGGGGGAGGTCTTGATTCGTATAAATTTAGAGGTGACAGCTGCATGAGTTCAGTGATGTAGTATCACCAGACTCATAATTAATAGATTTATGTTCAGATCTTTAATGTTTAGCTGAGATTTTTGGTTTTAGTGACAGTGATAAGTGCCATTTTTTCGATCATTATGACAACCATCAGAATTGGTTCTGCCGCTGTGAGAAACGGTCGAGTTACCATCATGGATGTGATCGGTAGCAATGATATTAGTGGCTATTACAGAGCCACCACCAAATAAGAAAAAGAGAGTCAGTAAAACAGAGATTTTTTTCATATCAATTCCTCAAAGTTGTTAGTCATAAACGAGCCAGTTGGAAAATCTTCTTTGTTAAAATAGATCTAAGTAAGACTAGGCTTTCTTAAAGGCCTCGTTTTCACCTGCTGCATCTAACGCCATATTGTATATTTTGGGGCTTAGCTTGAAGCCGGTTGTGATGAGGCGGTCAAGGTAGGGTTGAACCTTTAGAGTGACGCCTTTCTTTTTTGCGCTTAGCAGCACACCAACCATCCCTACAATGGTGATTTCCATTTTTTTAGCGTGTCCTCGGCCTAATTTTTCGTCAATTATCAGTAGGTCTGCATTCATCTGTTTTGCAAGTGCTATCGCCTCAGACTCTCCCGCATCCAGTGTTTTGAGTAGCGTATCGACCAGAGGTTTGTCTTTAACCGATACCCTTTTTATCCAGGGATAGGTTTGAGCTTCGTATGATCCTGGATTTTTCAGTCCGTGCGATGTCAGTTCAACATAAACCGCATCTGGAATGTAAATGGTTGTGTAAAGCTGGTGAAGTATATTTAACGCACCTATTTTAGCCAGGTGCGTAATTGCAGTTGTGTCACTTACAACGATTTGGTATGCCATACGAATCCCTTCACTTGAATTTAGATTTTCTCGATGGTTTGAATGTCGTCCAGAAGGTCACTCTCATCATATTGAACGTATTTTTCGTATTTTCCAAGCATGTCATGAAACTCAATTTCCGACTGATTGGTTATTTTGCCACCCTGTACACCATTTATTTTTTTCATCTGGTACAGTGTTATGGCAAGTATTTCTCTTAGTTCACTGGGTGTGGCTGAAACGGTTTCAAATACTTCATCGGGCAGGCTCAATTCCATTGCTATTCCCTCACTTTAGTTTGTCTGTCATTAGTGTAGCATAGTGCAAAACAAGCACATAATATGACTGAATGCACTAAATTACGTGCTCTCACCCCTTGGCCAATCTGTATCTCGCCACCTTTGCAGATGGGTTAAGTCTGGGTCTCAAGTCTCACATTTAGTCTCAGTCTCATCGTGATAACACAATGAGACTGAGACTATTTTAAAAATGAGACTACGCCATGGCAGTAGGCAACGACACGCGCTTAGAAGTGCAGGCCAGAATAGCCAAGCTCCTGGAACAATACGGCAAAGATTACAACTTCACCCTGTTACTGGCTGAGTACCCTGAAGTTCCCAAGCCCACGTTTTACCGCTGGATTAATAAAATTCACAGCAGCGGTGTGCCCGGACAAAATGCCATACGCAAGGCCCGTAACCGGGTAAAGAAAAAAACTAAAAAAGAAGATATTAAAACCGTTCACCAGCACGTTGCCGTTCAAGTGGTTGAACACCTGCCCGCAACCCCCACCGTTCAAGAAACCCACGGCATGAGTCTGGAGCAGGTCGCGATTGAATTAAACCGCTGTATAGATAATGCCAATAAAGTCGTTGAGTATGCCAAGCGCGAAGATGGCAAGGTACGCAATGCAAAATTACTGCTCACCGCATCAGAGCACCTAAGGCGCACCATCGAAACCTCCGCCCGTTTAATGGAAATGCTCTGGGACATAAAACGCACAGAACAATTTCATCAGGCCATATTCAAACGATTAAAAGAGCGTGATCCTGCATTTGTCGAGTTGATCTTAAGTGATCTTAAACAGCTAAACATCGACTGGGGCATCGATGTTTAGCCGCCAGCGTTCTTTATTTAATCACTCCAGGCAATCACTTGAAAACAAAATAACCGAATTTGAAACTGAGACCGGTTTTAAAATTACTGAGCGGGTCATACCCGAGGACATGACCTTTCGCCAGTGGTGCGAAAAGTTAGGGACGCAAGGCCTAAAAGTTGATGACCACCCGTTCACACTGGAAAATCGCCAGGCACTGCATTTTGTCTATGACCTCATTCCGACCACCCCCGAGCAAGCTTTCAAAAAGCACATCGTCTTAATGAAAGGCGCACAAATGGGCCTGACAATATGGGAGATGCTGGCTAATATTTACATGGCGATGAAATGGTCGCCCTGCAAAATAGGCATGTATGTACCGGACAGAGGGCTTGCTGGTTACAAAAGTGCTGAACGGTTTATGCCCGTGGTGCGAACTGTACCCGCAGCCTATGATCTGTTGACGGAACCGGATGCCAATACCGGGCGCAAAAAAGGCGAAGGTAACATTTTAAACCGCACCATGGGCGCGAGCCGGTTCTTGTTCCTGTGGACCAGTGGCAAGGTCGCCACCGAGTCATTCCCGCTCGATGTTGTGAGCTTTGATGAAGTACAGGAAATGCTCATCGCCGACATGGAAAAAACCATGGAACGGATGTCAGCCTCAGTCATTCGTTTTACCCTGATGTTATCCACGGCCAAGTGGCCGGATTCCGATATACACTTCTGGTACAAGCTAGGCAAAGGGTATCGCTTCTATACACAATGCGGTTGTGAGGGCGGCGTCATTCTGGATGATCACTTCCCGCACTTTGTGGTATTCAATGAGGATCAATACATAAGCGCACCAGCCAATGAGTACGTGTATGTGTGCCCAGTCTGTAATACCTATATTCCCGATGCTCAGGTCGGTGACTGGGTAGCGGATAATCCAGATGCGTGGATTGATTCAGTCCACCTACCGCAAATTCTCAGCCCTACCGTGAGCCCACGTGAGTTGATCGAGTCTTACAATAATGCCGAAGATATGCAGAACTTCTATAACCGAAAACTCGGCAAGCCTTATACCGACCCATCTCAAATACCGGTTAACTTAGAAATTCTTAACCAGTGCGCAAAGCAGGGAATCGCCGCAGGCGTCGTTTGGAAAGCACAAGCCCGAGGCACCTATATGGGCATAGATCAAATGGGCGCGTTCAATGTTGTTATTATTAAAGAGCGCTTAGATGATGGCCGACAAGCCGTCATTCACGTAGAGGCCATTTATAATGATAACCCCTTTAAACGGTGTGATGAACTCATGCGCGATTATGGCGTTGCCGTATGCGTCGTTGAAACCCTGCCCAATTACAACGATGCAAAACGCTTTGCAGGTCGGCACAGAGGCCGAGTCTTTTTAGCCGGTTACGCCAATATAGAAGATAATATGCTGCGCTGGGGCGATGCAAACGTATCTAAAGCCGATAGAAAAACAGACCAGCAAGAACGGGATCGTTACACCGTTACATTAGATCAGTACAAATGTATGCAAACCGCCATGGCACGGTTTATTCGAACCCAGTGTTTATTCCCGAATCCCAAAGGGTTAACTCAGGAAGTCATAGATAAAGGCGTAAAAAAGCGCATTGCCCTATTAAAAACAATGGTGTTTTTGCACTTTACCAAAACCGCATTAGTCGTTGAAAAAGACCCTGAAGAAAAAAAATACAAGCGTAAAGTCGTTAAAGTCGGCATCGACCCGCATTTCAGCTATGCCAATATGCTGTGTGATGTGGCCTGGGCCAGAGCGCATGGTACATCACAGTTCATCATTCCACAGACACAGGAACAAGCAGCTCAGGAAAACCAACAGAAGATCGTGGAAAAAGGGCTCCCAGGCTTGCCCAATCAAGTCGTATCACTGCTTCAGTCGCTACCCGAAGGTGAAGTGTGCGGGCGTTGTGCAAGCTATGACCGCGAAAAAGGCGACTGGTGTAATGAGCGGGGGTTTGTGGTGCGCGCAAGAGATCCGGGGTGTTTGGTTTATATGGCTGATCCTTATTTGAGTTAATTGACTGTGGGTTTAATGCTGAGATTAAAGAAATAATCAGAAGTATGGTATTTACGCAAGGTATTGATAAATAAAGCATAAATGGCACTTCCACAATATGTTAACTTTTCTCGTTAGAATTCTTTTTTAGAGTTTTTTTCTTGTTTAGGTCAAACTGTCCTTTGGTCTCTCTTTCTTTATTTATTGCTCTTCCTATTGTATTTTTCCAATCTCTTTCTATCTTGAGATTGTCTGGTTTAGGGCCTATTTTTTCTTTTTCATGATTTTTCCCTAGTTAGAAAGATAGGGCTTGCATCTCTATCTGATAGGGATATAATAAAGCCAGTTAGAGAGGATTTGTCTATGTCATCACAATTTGAAAACTTTGCTGGAATCTTCCGTTTGGCATTAGACGGCAAGAAAGAAGAAGCTATTAATGCAGTAATGGCTGAAAGAGCTAGGTTAGTTGCCTTTAAAGCTGAGCTTACTGACAAGCTTGCAAATGCAGATAAAGATTTAGCAATGTTAAATACTATATTGCCTCCTGCTGCTTTGGAGAGTGTGGTTCCAGCACCTTCGCCAAAAGGTATTGTCAATTCTGTTGCATCAGCACGAGACTCTATTGATATGGTTGAACAGCGCATATCAGATGCAAAAATCAAAGAAGAACGTGACTTAGCCATTATTGATGCAGCGAAAGAACTTGGCGGAATGTATGCACAATTTACTACTGTAAGCATAGCCAATGAACTTAAGAATAAAGGAATCGAAACTGGTGTTCCTGAGAATAGAATAAGTACAGTTATTAGTCGCCTTCTTCTTCGTCACGAACAGGAGTTTGAGAAGGTCGAAACAGGTATGTATAAGCTTAAAAATGCTTAATATACAGAATAAGGTGGACTCCCTACGCATTCCAGTGCGTGGGAGTCCTTTTATCAACCAGTGTCTATCAGGCACATAACTTAGGAGACCAGAATGCGTTTGGAAAACGAGACTGGGGCAGCCATCATTAGTTTGACGGTCGATGAACCCGCAGCACTTATACCTTGAGTTTAAGTGCTGCGGAAAACTTTTTTGCAGGAATGGCGGAAACGGTAGACGCGATAACTTTGGAAGTTATTGAACACTAAACCTTTTCGAGAGGGGTTCGTGCGAGTTCGAATCTCGTCTCCTGCAATCTAAGTATATACAAAATGTTTTTAATTTGCACGTTTTGGCTCTAAGTATTGAAGTCTCTTACCTGCTGGCTTCTGTATTACAATAGATAGACGCTCTCTATCTATCATTTTTCTAGTATTGTATTTATACTCAAACTCATCAATGCCTCACACTACAGAATACTTAAAAAAAAATATAACCTTTATATTATTGGTATGGCGATTGTATTTGTGTTTTTAGCCGCTTATGTCGCCAATACAACGTTTGTTTTGTTTGCCCTGTTTATGATTGGCTTCAGTATTTACAGTTTTAGAGAAGGTGTTTGCTTATATAATAAAGTTGAGGAAACAATAAAAAATAATTTAAATAGCTAACGGGCGTTGTGTTGATTGACAGCTGGTTACAACTTAATCACCGTTTTCATTGCAGCTAATAATTCCGCTTTGTATGGCCCCGTAATCTCAACGGGTATATTTTTAAGAAACAACCGATTAGCACAAATAAATAGATATTGCGGAATAGCACAATGGTGCTTGAACTGAACCCGTAACCAGTGCGTATAATCATCTACTGGTTGCGGCGGAGCTGCCCATGACACCGCCCCAGGGGTTGTATCAATCGTTGAAAAGTTAACACTTGCACCATATTGAATAGGTGGCCTGAGTTTGAGTAATTCATCATCGCTTTGCATTATATAAGCGTGATGTCACGATTAATCTTATACATCCGTAATCGTGATGACATGCTTGTCTCATGCCAGACAACAGACGAGACAAACCCGACCAAATCGCATTTAACTTTGCCGCACCTTCTCAGGAGCGTTATGACGCGAATGCAGAGCTCTCCCAAACCTATCAACCCCTCGCCTCAGAGCTACTACCCACCGAAGAGCTAAAACCGGTGATAGAACACATCATGAATGACCTGGCCGAACAGGACATGATGCAAAAAGCACAGGGTAAAATCATCGTGCCATTTCCCCAAAAGCAACAAACAAAGCGGGGGATGCAATCGGTTTATCTGGATGAACTGCAGGTCTTTGCCGCAGGGGATTATTTTGATAAACCCAGCCCACTGGGATTTGATTCATTGCGCCAGATGGTGGATCAAACCCCCATCTTAAATGCGGTGATCTTAACGCGCATACGCCAGATTAATCGGTTTTGTCGGCCACAGGAAAATGAAGACTCACCGGGTTTTGTCATTCGACACATTGATTCAGATCATCAATTACAAAGCAGTGAAGAGCAATCCATAAAGTTACTGCATCGTTTTGTGAATAACTGTGGTTGGGAGTTTAACCCGCGCCAACGCCAGCGACTAAAACGCAATAACTTCACCGGGTTTATGGCTAAAGTGGTGCGCGATTCTTTAACCATGGATTCAGCCGCTATTGAAACCGAGTTTAAGCGGGACAAATCAAAAGGCATTGATGGATTTTATGCGGTCGATGGCGCAACGATACGCCTATGTACCGAGGAAGGTTATCAGGGTGATGATGAAATATTCGCCCTGCAGGTCGTGCAAGGATTAGTGCGCACCGCGTACAGCTACGAGGATTTAATCTATGTACCTAGAAACCCCAGAACCGATGTCAGATTAGCCGGTTACGGCCTGGGTGAAACCGAACTTTTAATTCGTGTTGTCACCGGCTTTTTAAACGCCATGACCTACAACATCAAAGGCTTTGATGATAACGCCATTCCGAAAGGGATGCTGCATTTATCAGGGGATTATGACACCAATGACCTAACCGCATTTAAACGGTATTGGAATGCTATGGTAAAAGGCATTAACAATGCCTGGACCGTGCCGGTCATGGTCTCCAAAGATCAGGAAAGCAAAGCCAGCTTTGAGCGTTTCGGCATTGAATTTAATGAAATGTATTTTTCAAAATGGATGACGTTTCTCACCTCCATTATCTGTGCCGTCTATGGCATGTCACCGGATGAAATTAACTTTGAAAGTTTTGCCTCCTCTCAGTCATCATTATCCGGGAGCGATACCGCCGAAAAATTAGCCGACTCAAAAGATAAAGGCTTGCGCCCATTAATGTCCTATCTGGAATCCATCATGACGGATTACATCATTACGGACTTTTCAGACAAGTATGTTTTTCGTTGGGCAGGGCTAGACCCAGAAGATCAGGAAAAGCGCCATGAAATGCGCAAGTTGATATTAACTGTCAACGAAGCACGGGCGCAGGAAGGCCATGAAGCCATGGAGGGGCCACTCGGGGATGCGCCCTTGAACCCATCCCTAATGGGTGCCTGGATGCAACAACAGCAACAGGCGCAGGAAGACTATGGCCAGGAGGCAGAAGATCAAGGTGAACCAGAAGGCGGCGAGGTAGAAGAGCAAGACCAGTCCGAAGGTGAAGCACTTAATCAAAAGGATGAGCGCGAAAACAATAATAATGAAACTCAGGATTTTGGGGGGGATGATCGTCAGGGTGACTTTGGTAAGGCGTTTAGCGTACCCACGATTTATACCATCGGTGATTAGCAAAATGATTGTTAAAGGGGATCATGTTTATTTTCAAACCCCAAAAGGTCCCCGCAGTGGGGAAGTAAAAGCCGTGGGTAAACATGGGGCGAAGGTTTTATGTGATGGAAAACATCATAAAGTTAAACATGCTCATGTACTGGGTATGAAACAAAAAATTGAGCGAAAGTTTACAGTAATTGATCAGGGTGGCGATGGTGCGCTGGTAGAAGACAGTGAAGGGAAGCAACTTTATATCCATGATTCACAAGGGCATTTAAAGCAGGCATTGGCCGGTGATTTAACAAACGAAAAAAAGCCAGAAAAACTGTCTAAGTCATTTAATGTTGAAAACAAAGCAATCTTATTTTTAAAAGCCGGACCACTTAAAAACAGAGCCGGATTAAGTCTGCAGGAAGTCACTGATAATCAGGGGCATATTACCCACAAATGGAAACATACCAGTGGACCGGTCAAAGCGGAACGTGAAAAAAGGGGAAGTGAAAAAGGTTATGGTACCCATCACATGGAAGCCGGGGATGTCATTGATTTTGCCGTGGGGCAGGTAAAAGGCCGTGGTAAAATTATGGCGGCCGGTAAAGACGGTGCAACCGTTAAGGACGCACAAGGCCATGAGCATAAAGTCCTATGGTCAGAAGTCACAGGCCACCAACCGGCAAAGCATAAAAAGATTGATCGAGATTCCCCAGAAAAAGCGTCGCCAAAATCATCGCCAAAAGCGTCCCAGAAAGCGATCCATCGTGATGTGTTTGAGGCAAGTGAGTATTTTGAACAACACAATGATGAATCCGTCACGCCTGAAGAAATATTAGCGGATTTTCCAGCGGATACAGCAGAGAAAATTAACCAGGCCAAAGAGCGGTTATCGTCCATAGAACAAACAATCGACAAGTACAAAAAAGATGGCTTATATGATGCCGATCGAAAACGCTTGCATAATGAAATAGCAAACAAGATTTTATCAAAAAAGGCGGTGCAAGCGGCGATGCCTCAAAACGGTGAAAAACCCACATTTACCCTCTTAGGGGGGCGAGGGGGTTCCGGTAAGAGCTGGTTCAAAGGTAAGGTATATCATCCAGAAAAGGCCATTGTTCTGGATGCCGATGAAATTAAGGGTATGCTACCCGAATACGAGGGGTGGAATGCCTTTCAGGTCCATGAAGAATCCAGTGATTTGTTCGATGAAATAACCGAACGGGCAACACAACTGGGGCTAAATATAGTGCATGACGCCACTATGAAAACAGAGAAAAAAGCCGTTGCGTTGGTAACGCAATTTAAAGCCAATAACTATCAGGTAGAAGCAAACTATATGCATTTACCTCGACAGGAGGCGGCAAAGCGAGCGGTATCTCGGTTTTTAGGAAAAAGTGGACGTTACGTGCCCGTCGAAGTCGTGTTATCAAATACGCACAATGAGCAGAGTTTTGACGGGGTTAGAAAGCTGGCGGATAAATGGCGTTTTTATGACAATAATGTATCTAAAGGGGATCAACCTATATTGATCTCAGCATCCGAAAATTCCCTGAAAAAATCACTTACCTCTGTTATAATTTTTAAGCGCAAGGGAGTTCAGTTATGAAAGAAAAAAAAGAGATAGATCAATTAATCAAAGAGCGCCCCGACTTATTTGATGATATGGATTGTGGGGATTTAAATCGAGAAACAGGGGTTCAGCTGGATACACCTGACTGGATGAAAAAACGCATGGAAGAGGTCGCTGAACAAGACGTTCAAAACGAAAACCACACTGAAAAATAAACGCATATCTACACCGGCACATCTACACTGGCACATTTACAAGGGATTGTTGTTTAATCATATTCATAAATGAAAAAGAGCCGATCAAACACATTCAAATATTTAGTTGTATTGACTTTGTTAGCCACCAGTTTTTACATTTCTGAAACATACTTCAAAGAAAATATTGGCTTCAATAAGCATTTACACCGTATAAAATTAAGAGCAAAAGCCGATTCCAGCTTGCCCCCAGTCGATTACCTGCACAAAAACCAATATGCGGTGATTAATGCGCAAGCCAGGCGATGGGTTTATGTTGACTGGGGAGGGCAGGTGCTAGTGGTCAGTAAAAAAGCATTTGAGGTGGGTTACTACCGTTTTTATAAACACTTTATTGTCGAGTCAGAAAAATATACCATCGGTAAATTTAGCCTTTTAGGGTTTTTTATAATCCTTACGGTTTTTTCGATAAAATCTAAATCATCCTCGCACACTGAAAATCGGCAAGAAAAACAGCAAGAAAAACAGAATAACCAACAGTACCCTGACACAAGACAGGCGCGCCCTGATAAAAATCCAGATGTGATAGATCGGGATACAAAAAAGCTTCAAGAAATTCAGCAACACTTTTATGAACAGGCCAAACAGGAAATAGCGCGCGTTCAAAAAGAATTAACGGCAACCTATACCAGCAAGATAGACGAAATGGAGCAGACTATTTCTGTTTTAAAGCAGGAATTTAATGTGGCCCAGCATATAGCGAGTACGTTTGAAATAGATTTGACGGACAGTGAAATTGATACTCTGGTAAAAGGCAGAGAATTTGAGTTGTTTGCGGCTAAACTATGGCAAGCCGATGCGCAAACTAAAATTGAAGAATGGCGTTCTGATAAAGGCGTTAAGCAAGATATATTTGTAATCAGTCACGGCTACCCCGATTTTGTCATCACGCTGAAATCAGCATCAGAAGAAAAACAGGTTGCGGTAGAGTGTAAATATCGCAGTGCCTTTCAGCCCAATCGAAAAGGGCAGGATACCTATGTTAGTTGGGCCAGTTTTAAAAATACCAATAATTATCGGAAGTTTAAAAATGAAATGAACATGGAAGTGTATATTTTATTAGGTATAGGTGGACTTGCATTGACCCCAGAGCATTTATACCTGGCAAAATTAGAGAGTATCACGGATGATAAAGTGACGTTTGAACATGTAAAATTGAAGCAAACCTGGTCAACCACTAAAAATAAGATAAAGCCTTTTAGCGTTGAGCCAGATCAGGTGGTTCAGGAAATAAAAAGCAGAGAAAATATTTATTAATATAATAATTTTTGTGGCATCAAATTTAAATACCCGTTGTTAGTTTTTTAATGGCCTTATCGACAGCAGTGTCACCAAATCGTCTTCTTAAGCTTGCGTAGGCATTAACAGCGTGCCAGCCTCCGTTATTGAATTTTTTTACTATATTATTTTGAACAGATTGTTGTAACATAATATTGGGTTTTTCCTGTTCGTACAAAACCTCGACTAGCCTGCATAAATCTGCCACAGGCTTACAACGGTTCCATGTAGCGGTTTGATCTGATGTATGATGTTTTGCTAAAGTGGCCGCTAACGATGGACTTTTTTTATGGGAGTTACATCCGCCGTGCATTAAAATCAGGTTATTAAGGTCATGGTAGCACCGATACAGATCATAATACGTGGTTGCTTCCATTTTTGTTGCATAGGTTTTCCAGTCAATGATATGGTCTATTGATGCCCCCATAAAAGCACAAAGTTGTCTACAAATCGGGCACATGATATATGAATCGACGCCACCAAACACATTGTTTATAAAAAACTGGCCTGTTTCCCCCCAGACAATTTTTCGCATATGGTCGGTGCTGCCACCAGGGGAAAACCAGTCGGGGCGAGACCATTCGCTTTTATTATCCTCTAATGGTTTAAGTTTTAAGTCTTCTTTGGCAGGTAAGTTCTCTGGTAGCCTCATAATCACAGTTCCCTTTTGAAAAATATAAGCATCATAAAAAAATCGAAATGATAAAAATATGCATTAAGTCATCCGAATCAGGCATATTTTATAGCTGATATAATAGTGTTTTTCAAGGTGATTTATAGGAAGGTAGAAAAAAATATAATAATTAATCGTGACAGCATTCTATCGTCATGTCACACCCCATCCTATTTGATTTAGCACCCCTGTCCTGTGGATGCACTGATCACGTACTCGATACGATGTACAAAGCACTGTCTGATCCCCCGGACAGCGATCTTTTATACAAACCCCATCACAGCCCCTATCTTCGTCAAATTATTGAAGAGGTGACACACGCGGGTCAGCGCATTCTAGCCAATATTCAAAATGACTTAATAAAACAATTTACCGCTGATGTAACGGGTTTGTTAAAAGCCGATAACAAAAATCACTGGAATCGCTGGAATCAAAAACAACTCAATGATGCAAAAGAAAAATTAGAGCGTAAAACTCCAGACCGATACAGCATTGATGACTGGATGCTTTTTGTTGACTGGTTAATACAAAAATATTTACCCGCCGATGTGATTGAAAAAGAATCGCAGTACCTGGCCGTGCGTTCAACTATAGCCGGGAAACTACAGGCCAATACGGATGAAAAAAAATACACATCAACACGGGTTGAAAATATGGTTTTATCACTGCCATTTAAAATCAATGATATTCCCTTCTCAATAAATGCCCGTGAATATTCAGTGATTGAATTCGCCCGCACCCGTGCGGCAGAACTTATCAGTGGCATAGGGGATCGCACACGCCACCGTATTAAACACATTATCCTGGAGCACGAATACCTTAACGCTGCCAATGATCCACAGGCCAGCCAATGGCAGTTACAAAGTCAGTTACTGGGCGAATTCGGCACCTTAAACCGAGATTGGCGACGTATTGCCCTAACCGAAACCGTGCGCAATGCCAATGAAGGCTTTTTAGCCGGTTTACCCGAGGGCACCCGTGTCCGCCGGGTTGAAGCCTATGAGGATGCCTGTAATTTTTGCCAGAAAATACATGGCATGGAATTTAATGTAGTCAGTGCATCAAAAAAAAATAAAAACGGTGAAACGGAGGTTTGGGTGGGTAAAACCAATCAATACCGATCGTCCAGTCCGCGCAAGCGAGTGGACAGTGAACTGGTCGAACGAACACCAGCCGAAATGTGGTGGCCTGCCGCCGGAACACAGCACCCTAATTGTCGTGGGAGTTGGGTTCAGGTTACGGCTAATTCTGCTGATGTGAGTGATGATTTTGTACAGTGGTTAAATAATTTACTGGAAAAAGAGCGCCGTGAGAATGGCTAGTGTTCGCTGTTTTGTACATACCCGTGATCATTAACTTAATCGTGACTGCATTGTATCGGTATGCGATTACTAATTTTTCTAAAAGGGCTATCAGAGCAACTGGGTTTATTCGATACCCCCGTTGAAGTGCATGGGCATATCAGGGCCGATGGTGTTTATGTAAAACCCCATACCTCAAAGCGTAAAAAGAAATCCCCCCAACCCAAAAAGCGTACGCGTTTAAAACGTGAAGATGCGGCTATCGGCGATTTGTTTGATGATGAAAATCGTGAGACTCAAGATGCGTCGGTAAAAAAAACAGGACCTGAATCAAAACCGAAAACGAAGCTCCCCCCAAAAACTAGCAAAGAAAAAATTAACAAAAAAAAAGTAAAACTGGCAATTGATCCTTTAGTCTTTGGAGTTAATGCCGGGGTCAGCAAAACCGAACGCCGCCGCTTAAATGCCAGCGCGGTGGAGATTATTCAAACACAGGCGAAAAGATATACCGAAAAACAAAAGACGATATTAAGACAGTATAGCGGTCAGGGTGGCGTGGGGGATTCACTCAATGAATTTTACACCCGCCCGGATGTCACTCTCGCCATGTGGGATATATTAAATAAACTCGGCATTGATCAGGGTAATGTGCTCGAACCCTGCGTTGGTACCGGGGTGTTTATGCATACCGCACCGGGTGACATTAAGTTGACCGGTGTTGAACTGGAGCCCACCAGTGCTAACATTGCAAACGCCCTGCACGGTGTGCAACATGAAGTCATCACCGGTTCACTGGAGCGCTTTGCCATCACCGACCCAAGACAATTTGATGCCGTCGTGGGCAATGTTCCGTTTGGGTTACGTGGCTCACTGATTAAAGAAGACAAAAGCCAGCTTAAAACCGCTGAGCAATATTTTGTTGATACGGCTATTGATAAAACCAAAGACGGTGGCATTGTGGCGCTCATTGTACCCACCGGCATTATGGATAATAAAAACACCCGCGCCTTTCGTGAACGGGTATTACGCAAAGCCCAATTCATTGGCGCACACCGTATGCCCAACAGTGCGTTTGAGCATGCCCATACGGGGGTGACGACCGATATCGTTATTTTTCGTAAACGTCCTACCGATGTCGGTCAGGCATTGGGCACGGTGAGCCAATCCGTATTAAAAGACCTGGAAACCCAGGGAGATAAATTCTGGGATGAAGAATTTCTAGCCGGGCAATATTTTTCAGGTCGGGGTAAAGCGCAGGTTTATGGTCGCCCGGAGGCGGGGTGGCGTTCAAAAGCGGGAATGGGTAATGATTTTACCGTGACCGGTTCAATGAAAGGTGTTGCTCAATCGCTATCTAACTGGCAACCGGAATTACCCAGTGATGCACTCGCTATGCAGGATATTTTAAGTGCATTAGGGGATGATGAAAAAGCAAAAAACAAAGCGGTATCCGCGGCCCTTAAATCGCCCTATGAGGTGGCAGCGTTAGGAGACACAAAAATCATTGATGGTGTGATTTATGTGCTTCAGGGGGAACCGCCTCGATGGCACCGGGCAGAGGATGATGAAGAACCCGAGTCCGTATCTCAGGCGCGTGATCTTGCACAGAAAATAGAGACACTGGCTGAAGATCGTTTAACCGGTGTCGAAACATCCAAAGAAGAGACCAGACAGGATACGGTCAATGATCTGGATACGTATATTAAAAAGCATGGCATTCCGGCCAATAATAAAGACTTAATACTGGCGGCAAAACACGAACCGGTTTTATGGCGATTAATTGGGGCGGTTAATAATGATGGCCGTTATTCCGATTTAATCACTGGGCAAAAGCGCATCCTGGAGGGTAGCTTTGATGCGGTTGCCGCCAATCTATTAGCCAATGCGGATACCTTTTCTCCAGATGAGGTTGCCCGGTACTGGACAAAGGGGGATGCGGATGCGGCCCTGGATTATCTGTTTGCCTCACAACACTACGCACTTAATATAGATGGGCTTAACTGGAGTAGTATGGATGATTATTTATCCGGTGAGCTATGGCCTAAAGTGGATGCACTGACTGAAAAATTAAAAGACAGTGCATTATCCTTAGAAATTCGAACTCAATATGAGCGACAGGAAAAGGCACTGACGCAGGTGATTGATCCTAAGCTGTTAGATGATGTTGAGATCATGCTGAACTCAGGCTGGCTACCACTGGATGTGATCGAAGCCTATTTTAACGATGACATTGCACAATGGAAAAAAGATAACCCACAAAGCAGCTGGACACCAAAGGATCTAAAAATTCGTTTTGCATCGGGTTACTACACCGTAACCGGTGGACTATTTAATAGTGCCTTACTGGAAAAGTACCTTAATCGTACCGGTGTACGCAAAGATGAGTTGCCGATGATCAATAACTGGAATGCCCGTTTTAAAGCGTGGGCGACTTCATCTGATCACAGGGAAAAATTAGAAGATTTATATAACCGCAAGTTTCGCGGTTACCGTGAAAAAACCTATTCCGATTTACCCATGGAGGTTCCTGGGATCAATCCCGCACTGGATGTTAATGCCTACCACTTTGAAGGTTTACGCTGGGCACTGGATCAGGGCAAAGGGATAATTGCCGCCGATGTAGGCTTGGGTAAAACCGGCAGAGCGTTAATGTTATCCCAGTTAGCCAAAGCAGGCGGTCAGGCCAAAAAGCCCATGATCGTTGTACCTAAATCGGTACTGGCAAACTGGATGGATGAGGCCGAATTCTGGTTCCCCGGATCGAAAGTGTTAACCATCGGGGAAACGGTTAGCAAAGATAAAAACGGTAAGCTTAAATCCAGGTCAGACAATAAAGCCGAGCGCGATAGAAAACTACATGAACTATCACAAAATGATTATGACTTTGTGCTCATGTCACAACCGGCCTGGAATGATCTGGATTTAAACCCGATTACAAAAGGTGAGTATGCAAACTCAGATTTCTGGGTGCAACGTGGGGATGCATTAGGCAATGCGGGGGATAAGCGCGTTCGCAAAATTCGTGAATCCTATGAGCAAGCCTTAGCGGGGCGGGAATTTAACAAACGCACCAATGCCATCTACTTTGATGACTTAGGGGTAGACATGGTCATTCTGGATGAAGCCCACGCGTATAAAAATCTGTATGCCGTTAAAACGCGCTTTGGTGAATCCCCTAAATTCTTAGGCGGCGGTGGATTATCGAATCGCGCACAGGACACCTATTTTAAAACCCGCTGGATACGGGAAAACAATCATGGCAAAGGCGTGTTTGGACTCACGGCAACGCCCACCAAAAATAGCCCCTTAGAGATTTATTCCATGCTATCTCACATAGCACCGGAAGCTTTTGATGCGATTGGCATTAAAAACAGTGAAGAGTTTTTAGATCGTTTCTGTGAATTCACCTCTGAAAACATCTTAACCACCAGTGGCGAAATAACAGAAGCCCTGGTGACCCGTGGTTTTAAAAACCTGGATGAGTTGCGCGATATTATGCGCCGCTATATTGATCGTAAAACCGCAGAAGATGTCGGCTTAAAACTACCAGAACGCAATGATCATCAGCACATGATTGATATGAGCGATGAACAGGAGACCGTGTACCAGGAATTGCGAGCACTTGCCGCAGACAATGATAGTGATGCCGAGGGTGATGCCCACATTTTTTCCATCATGGACAAGATGGGTAAAGCCTCGATTGATCTTGAACTGTTAGGTGATGAGCATAAAGGGGCGCGTTCACCCAAAATGGAGGCCGCCACTACCCAGATTCTTGAAGGCATGAAAGAGGGCGGACAGATTGTTTTCTCTGATCATATTTCCGTTCATGAAAAGTTAAAACAAGCCTTGATCAAGCAAGGTGTGAAAGAAGATGAAATTGCTATCGTCAATGCACAGGTGGCAAAAACTTCCCTACAGCGCCAGCGCATATCCAACGGATTTAATCAGGGCAAAATCAAGGTGGTGATAGGCAACACTGCCACTATGGGGGAGGGAATCAACTTACAGAAAAAAACCAGTGATATACATCATTTAGATTTACCCTGGGAACCTGCCTCTATGCAGCAACGTAATGGCCGAGGGTTACGCCAGGGCAATAAAAAACAATCCATGCGCATTCATACCTATTTGGCGAAAGGTTCATTTGATGGTTATCGCTATCAAACCATGGCGGCTAAAAAAGACTGGCAGGATTTACTCTGGCACGGTGGGGATCGAATTGATAATCAGGCCCGTGAGGGAAAATTTGGCCGTGATGAAATGTTAATTATGCTATCGGCCAATCCTGATGAAGCCCGCGCTCAGTATAAAACCAATAAACAGGCGGCAACGCAGCGCGCGGCGGTTGTTAAGCGTCAGACAGCGGCAAAACGCTTTGTGAAATTCCAGCAAGTAAAACAGTCATTAAATAAGCTTAAAAACAAAACCACCCACAGTGCGCAGCGTTTATCAGCCCGTGTCTCACAACTGCGCAGTAAGTTAAAAGAGGATAGTTTTTTTACGGCAAAAGATGCACTGGATGTTAAAGGGCCAGTATTAATTCAGCCGGATACAGGCAGTGCCTATTATAAAGGCGTCACGTTTGAAATGGATGCGGGTAAAAATACACCGATAGTTTATTCAGAGTTGGAAAAAAGTCAGTGGGTGGTCACTGGTGTGACCCAAAAGCATGTAAAAGCCAGGCTACTGGATCGGCCCTGGTCTGCCTCTATCGACTTTGAACTGGATAAAATGGATAAAGGCTTATCACCGCTAATAAGTCAACCCGATGAGAATCAAAAGGAAGCCGCATAAATGAATGAAATTAATATTGAAAAAGCCATGCGAAATGTTTTGCAAATCTTACAAACCCAGCCGGAACACTATAAGCGATTTGGTATTTATTGGTGGACGGTTAAAGCCTTACTAAAACAATATTATAGTCAGGATAATATATACCTACTCGGAGATTATGTAGATGAAAGCATAACAGATCGTGTGCCTGATGCTAATACGCAAGCGTTACTGAAAATGGCATTTGAGGAATATGCGCACAATACCGCCTACGGTCGTGATGATAAAACAGTGGAAGACACTGAGGGCGAAATCGTTACTATTTATGATGAGGATGCTGGTTTGTAATGAATTTTAACCCTCGGTAATAATTTTTTATTACGGAGGGGATGATGAAAAAAATTGCATTGTTGAGCGATAACACCAAGCGAGTATTTAAAGCGGTGACTGAAAGAGAAGCCCCGTTTGCATTGGTGATTTATTGGCCGTGGTTTTATAAAAGCTGGATTGGTTTGACCATAGGTTTTATTGTTTTTACGAAAAATTCAGATGATGTGGCACACCTTTGTCATGAGCTGGTGCATGTTGAGCATTTTTATAAAGCGCCATTTTTGTTCTGGATGAGGTATTTCAAAGAGCGTAAGCGGGTAGGGTACTGGAATAATCGTTATGAAAAAGAAGCGTATGCCGTGCAGTATAAAGTGCAGAGTTTGTTGCAACGGGAAGCTTATCAGCGGCAGGTTTTAGGGCAAAAAATAAGTAATTAATACATTGCGCTGAGCATTAATTACGGTGTGTGTCCCGGATTTAGGGGGTTTTACTGGGTTTAACTGTATTAGTTTAACTGTATTAGCTCAAGTCTAATCTTACATATTTCAAAACGGATCTAGACTTAATCTGACAATTTAGCCTAGAGTTTAGTGTCTCAAAACACCACAAAACGGACGGTCGTGAAATTTCCGTACTTCTGCCTACAAAGCAGACCTTCAGCTAATACCCTGATTTTGTGTTTTCAGTAAGTGATTGATTTAAATAAGAACAGGGTATATGTTATCTCCTAAAACCCAATAACAAGGAATTAGTTCCGACTTTGCTTTTTCAATAACAAAATAGAGAAATTTTAAGCTGCTGATTATTATAGAATTAATGCTTGGATAGGGTAAATGCTTAAAAGTGTTAACAGGAAATAGTTCCTGTTAACAGATGTTAAAAAATGGAATAGAGTAATGAGAGTTAACTTTATTATCTTATGTATAGCATTAGTTTTTCTTGTCATGGATAAAACAATACTTGTGACAACGAATATTCATTTAGCTCGAATTCTATTCGATTTATTTGAGTTAAATATCATTTCATACAAATATGGATACAATATTACTATCTTAATATTTTATCTAACATTACTTATATTTATAGTTAACACATATAAACAACTGACTAAAAACCTATTACATGGAAGTGTTATAAATAAACCTGAAACACATAGTTCAATAAGTCAAAAGCTTATAGCTGGTATTGCTGCAAGTTCATTGCTTTCATGCTTGTTTGTAGTTGCTATGGCAGCGCAGCGTGAAAGCTTAGGAGCCTCAGCACTAATTTATATATTATATGTAACAGTTTGCGGGGTGGTTATTATTGCTCCTGTCACCACACCTATAAAGAACATTGTGCTTTATAGTTTGTGGCCATCAGCAACATTCTTGATTTTCTCTTCAATATTACTGCTTATTGCATCAGCATTAGGAGACTTATTTTCTATTTCTAGTAGACAAGGGATAAAAGTGAATGACTTGTTAATTATGTATGTGATTTTATCCTTTTGTGCAATACCATTAATTACGGCAGCCTCTATTGGTAGAAACATGTTAATTGACTTTGTTATTCAACTAGCTAATATCCCTAATGATTCAGTCGAAAAATTATCAACTAATATAAAAAATATTTTAGCTATACTTGCTATAATTAGCGGCGCGATATTAGGTGTTGCGATATTTAGCTAACAAGACACTCAAATCCGACAAATAACCCTTAACTTCTATGAATATTTTAATTTATACTAAGCTTCAGCAAACAATAATACACCTACTATTCCATTGGGCTATTTGCGGTTTAGCTAGGCGTTGCTCTACAAGCCGGATAAACAATGGATGATAAAACACCATATATAAATGATTTTGCAAATCGCTCCTTTCGAGACTACGCAGACCAAGATTACATAATGGCTCGCATTGCGTACCGGAAAGAGTTTGATCAGCAGTTTCGCTGGTGTTCACTTCAAGCATTGGAAAAATATCTAAAAGCAATACTTATCTATAATCGTGTTTCTGCTAAAGGCATTGGACATGATCTTGTAAAAGCAGTTAATAAAGTCAAAGGCATTAGTGATTTAGGCTTTTCACTACCATCGGCTGATTCAGAAAAATTTATTGAGTATATCTCTACTTATGGAGCAGATAGATATTTAAGCCATCCCACACACCTAAGAGACAATGCATTGCTTACGCTAGATAAAACAGTATGGTGTGTTAGAAGGTATTGTTTCTTTATGCGCCAAGTTATAAAAAAAGATGGAAATGATGTTCATTTATTTGAACACAATAAGAACAAAGCCACTAATCCGTACTACGAAACAAACAGACACAAATATAAAATATTTAATGGTTATCTAGAAAAGGTCATAGATAAACGACTTCCTTCATACAATGATCTGGTGTGGAAGAACTTTTTTTATGGGCGAGTTAAGAAACACAAAATCAAGAATTTTACATTTAGAATGAGCAGCCAAAATCCTACTCATTCATTACACCCGGAAATGTTTGACACACTAAGTCAGTTAGTAGATTTTCCAAAAGCGGTTAAAAATGAATATAAGAGCTAACAAGGAGCTCGTTCGGATGCAAACTACGCTGCGCTTCGTTTGTATCGCACAGCTTAAACGTTAGAATCATGCAGAGTGATGAGTAAAACTAAATATGAGCAATAAACTTAAAAAGTGGAGCAAGTCTCTTAATGTAATTGGTTGCCAAATACAGAACATGCTTATTAAGCAAGACACTCATCATACGTTGCTAAGAATAATCGCAGAAAATAAATCTCTTCATGAGCACAACCCATTTTATGACCACCTATTCCACACCTATATCTCATATATTTCAGTATCACTGAGAAGGCAGCTAAAAAGAGATAAAAACAGTATAAGTTTGTATGGGGTGCTATCGGACATAGCAGATAACATGAGTGATATTCCACTCCATAAGCACATAGAGCTAGACCCAGAAAGTGATATAGCACGTCTTAAGGAAGCATCGTCCGTAATCGAAAAATATGTTGATAGGAGAATAGCTCATACAGATAAGCGTTCTTTAGATAAGCGTTCTTTAGATAAGCTTCCAAACCCTAGTGAAGTTGAGAACTGTATTGAAATCATGAAAGAAATTCATAAAAGATACAATTCAGTAGTAAACAAAGTTGACGTAGAGTTAATGCCTGTAAGGTACGACTGGACTCATATATTTGAAATTCCATGGGTACAGGTAAAATGAATCTAACAATGCAAATTCACACGGACAAATTTCCGCGACGTTCGTTTGTGGCAAATGCCACAAGCCTAACATCGCTCCAATTTATCGGTGATTTGCGCCGTTAGGGGGAAATAAAAATAATATGGACATGCCAATTTCATTAATACTAAGTTATGCAGCTTTTAGCTTTTTCGGTTTTTATCAAAAGTTACACATTAAAAACTTTAGAGGCGCAAGCCAAACATATCTATTAGTGTTAAATTTATTTACATTAGCAGCAACAATATTTGGAGTCGGTTTCCTCTTTTATTACGGTTATAAAGTAAACTGGGCAGAAGCAGCAATATTATTTGGTGTGGCGTTTGCTATAAAGCTTATCTGGTTCCCAATCGAGGCAAAGTTAGGGCTTCGTAATTCATACTTTTTGTTTAGCCTTGCTGGTTTCGTAATTATGCCAGTTTGTGCTTATTTCTTGTGGGCAGCATTACCATAATGGCAACGCCCTCTAACAAAGCGTTTATGTGTAAAAAAAAGTAGAGAATTTTCTATGAAATTACTATTTTCCATCTTACTACTTCTAACTATTTCCAATAGCGTATACGCAACCTGCTATCCACATGGCACTGAGCTATATAGGCCGTTTGTTAACAACAACAGTAAAATTATAGACATCGACTCTCGTGTTAAATATGCAAAAGGCCTTTTAGCTGCTAGCAAAAGATGGAGCCAAAATATACGTAAGCGTCCAGCCAAGCACACGTATAATATGACTCTCACCTATGCTAAGCAACATTCCAGGGCAACAAGTAATCAATGTCATCAGGTTTATTAG